AGAAGTTGTTATTGCCAGTACTGCTATTGGTCTAATCAACGATGCGGCTCCAAGCATGGGCGCACCAATCAACGCCAACTTTTTCACCATTGGTAGATTGAGTAATCCAAGTGCAGATCTAGTAGCATCGTTCAACGCTGTCTATGCTGGCCAAGGTGTCAGCACCACGCTGGGGCAGCTGGCAGTCAATGTTGATTACGCAGACAGGAACTATTTGAAAGCCGTCAATGGGCAAGTGTCAGGTGCATTGCGTGTACGTGCAATGCCAACCACTGCACAAACAAATGATCCGGATTATGATATCAGCTTGACTGGCAACTATGTTGCTACAGAAGCTGTTCAACGTCAACATGTTGTGTTGCGCGACGGCGATAAAATGTCTGGAGCTCTCACCTTAAGCGACCATCCTGGCAGCATGAGCGGGTTTGGTATACGGAACGGTGCAGATGATCTGCAAGCAGCCTCAAAATTTTATGTGGATAACAACACATACTACAGTCCCGTAAACTTGTATGTTAGTACTGTGGGCGATGATACGCAAAGAAATACTCCTCCTGGCCGTGAAGGCCGTGCATGGCAATATGCATATCGTTCAGTCGGAGCGGCACTGTTACGAGCACAAAATATAATCGATGTGGCATTCACAGAACCTGGCCCATATAGACAAACCATTGCATATACAATTGGTCCCAATCAGTATAAGAGTCAAATATTAAGTATTTCATTCACAGGCGGTAACAACAGTGTACAAGGATATCAAGATGCCAGTATACTATTAGAAAATAATAAATCGTTTATTCAAAATGAAACTATTGCATATCTAAATCAAAAATATGTAAACACATTCACATTTAACAAGACTCGTTACTCGAATATCATACAAGATATTGTGAACGGTGTTGGATATGACCTAGCATTGGGTACAAACTTTAATAGTACTACTCAAGCTAGCATCTTGTTCAATGCTTATAACAGTGATGTTAACTCAAGCATACAGCAAATCACTACGGCTATCAATTATGCTAGGGATGAAATTTTGTCTTATGCTTACAGCACAACCAATTTGCAAACATACATCGGCAATGTCATTGATGCAGTTTGCTATGATTTACAGTTTGGTAGTAATTTTCAAAGTATTCAAGTTGCATTGGCATTCCCATATGCCTATACTGGAGTAGAAGCTGTTCCAGTCTTGATCAATCAAGCGGCAACTGCAACCACAGGCACAGCCAAAGCCACTGTGGGTTCTATCACTGGCAACACCATGACTATTGCTGGTACTGTGACTGGTGTGTGGGCTGTGGGCATGACAGTAACGGGATTCGGTGTTCCTGCCAACACAGTTATCACCGCACTTGCATTGGGAACTGGAGGTGTTGGAACATATGTTGTTACCAATTTAACTAACACAACTGTTGCCTCTGTCAGTTTAACTGGCACTGCCAATACTGTTACTGTGGCCAGCACAACCAGTATGGGTGTTGGCAATCAAATTACTTTTACTGGAACAAGTTTTGGCAATATTGTCGCCGGCAACACTTATTATATTCTCAGCATTGTTGATTCAACTCACATTACCATTAGCAGTCAGTTGAACGGAACTGTGTTTGGTTTGATAACCGCAACAGGAGTCATGGAGGCCAACACCACTGCTCCTAGCGAAATTGCGGGTGTGTTGTCCAATCTAGCTACCAACATCAATGCAATCAGTCCAGTATCAGACAGCACAACCATACAAGCCAGTATCACTAAGATTTTAACAAATATCAGTAATATCATCGTTACTGGTGTTGTTCCTACTCCTACCTTCCCACCAGTTGTGGCAAGTGCTTCTCAAGGACAGGTCAGTGCAGTAACTCTGCTGATAGCCAACATTGGATTTATTCAAGCAGAAATTATCTCCTACTTGTTGGCCAATTATCCAACACTAACCTACAACAAAGTCACCTGTCAACGTGATGTAAAATATATTGTGTGGGCAGTGTGCTATGATGTTATCTACGGCGGTAATAGTGAAAGTATATATGCTGGTCAGCAGTATTGGATCAACAATATCTATCAAATTCAAAGCTATGAGCAAGCAGCCACAGTAAGTGCTATTGGATATATCAACATCCTTGCGCAGAGCATCATTGTTAATAATGCTCCTACCACATTGTATCAAAACGGTGTTATTCAATATGCCAATAACACATTAAGCGGCGGCAGTGTAGCAAGCAGTTCGATCAATGGCAATATTGCCAGTATACAAAGTATTGTCAATAGTGCTAGCCGACCGAACCCGTCAATTACTGCGCCAACCACAAGTGCAGTGGCTTCAACTTTGACCACTGCGGCTACTACAATCACAGCGGCCAAGGCCACATTGAAAACTGCGGCAGTAACCTATACCAACAACAATTATCCAACTATCAACGATGGTGTACAGCAATCTACAGTTACATCGTTATTTGCAACAATAACTAATTTAATTACCAACGGCATCAGCAGTAGAACTACTCCAACATACACAAATCCAAGTGGCCTAAGTAGCAGTGCTGTTCATGCATCGGCTGCTATTCTTGCCAACATACCATTTATCACTAGCGAAATCAATGCATGGATTACTACAAACTATCCAGGCTCACTTTACAGCACCGCCAGTAGCACACGCGACTTGACTTATGTGTTGGAGTCCGTTGCATACGATTTGAAATACAGTGGAAGCAGTGCAACAGCATTGGCTGCAAATCAAAACTACACCAACAACACGGTACAATTTCCATCAGGATTGCCTGCTGTTTGTGCGGCAGCAATGGGCCGTGCGTTGAATGTGGTGTCAAACGTAATATCTAACAGTATAGTCACTCCCACAGTTGGAAATTATATTGTAACTACAGGCTCAAGCGGTAGCGGAACTAGTGATACTTTGACATTTGCCACACAGGCCAGTGCTCCATATGCCATTGGTCAAGTTATCGCTGTACAAGGAATGACACCAACTGGTTACAACGGGTATTGGACTGTTACTGGGTGTACCACGACCAGTGTGACCTTTGCCAATAGCACCATTGGTAGTCAAACTGTTGCTGGTAAAATTACCAATCAAACACTCAATGCCGTATGGCCGGATGGATCTGACCAGACTACCAAGGTTACTGCATTGTTTAATATTGTACTTGGCGTGATTAATAACAATGTGTTGTATACCGGTACAACATACCCAAGTGTAACCAATTCCAACAGCGCATACACCACATTCAATATTATTGAAAGTAATTCTTATACCATTGCCACTGCCACAGTTAACTATTTGGCAATAACATTTGCGGGTGGATTCACTTACAATCAAGCCACTTGTTTTAGAGATATTGGATATATTATCGATGGTCAGATCATAGACTTGCTGACTGACGGTACGTATCAAAGTATCACTGCTGGTAAGAGCTACTACAAAAATGTATCAGCTAAGTCGATTGCAATTGGTACACAATATGCCGAAACAGTGGACGGTATACAATTTGCACAAAGTCTAGCACTGCAAGTATTGAATCAAACTACAAAAACACGTTATCAAACACTGATAACACAGTATACAAACGGGTCATTGAATGCCACAGTTGGCACCAATGTTGCTACCGCAACTTATGTAAGTAACACGACCAATTCCTTAACAATTACCAGCCTATCAGGAGTATTGATTCCTGGTATGGTATTGACTGGCACTGGATGGACCAACTTGACTCCGGTTACCATTACGGCCGTTACAAGTCCAATAACAGTTGCTATCAGTGCGGCACCAGCAGGAACACCAAGCGGCGGTATAACATTTACTGCAACACCGGTTACCACATTGAATGCCAACATGAATACCATTGTAAGTATTATTGCCAACGGTATTGGTGCGGCACCCACACCTAGTTTTGGTACTGGTTATTACACATTGACATTTGATAATGGTGGCAATGGATTCGTGGATCAAGGCGAACCCGGTGCAAATCATATTCTTCCAAATAAGATTCTGTTGGGTAATCAAAGCGGCGCTTATGGTCAAATTGTTAGTTATGTTCCTGGAACAAGTGTGTCCTATGACACTATAACATTAAACATGACTCGCCCAGGATTCTTTAAATTTGTATCCACAACTGCAAGCGGTAGTATCGGCGCATTTCAAATCTCAGTGACTTCAACCACTTACACTGTAAACTATAACAGTATCAGTAGTATTGCTGTTGGCATGGGAGCGTTTGGTGTTGGTATTCCTAGGGGAGCACTAGTTACTCGAATCGTGGGATCTGTTGTCACATTGAGTTTGCCAATTACTTCTACACTTATAACCAGTGCAGTAACATTCGGAGAGTTGTTGGATTTTGGTGAACAGGTTGCAGATCAAAATATCACTGTGTTTGTTGAAAGTGGTATCTATTATGAAGATTACCCATTAAAATTATCTGCCAACGTGACAATTAGCGGAGACGATTTCCGTCGTACAATTATCCGTCCGTTGGATCGTATCAGTCAAAGCCCATGGCGTAGTTTGTTTTTCTATCGCGATAGTATTATTGATGGCATGCAAATTGGTTTGATCAATTTCAGTGGTACTGACTTTGCCGCTGTTACAAACAGCACAGCTACTATTAGCGGTGTCACTGGATCTATAACTATCACGCTCGGTGCTGGACAAACTGCTAGCCCAAGTTGGATTGGTTATCTATTCACAGACGGCACTAACGAAGCTGTGGCCGGTGGCGTAAGTTCGCAGGACGGCCTAAGCCCTCCAGGTAAAGCAGTTGTTGTTACTGTCAGCGGCAACACAATGACCTGTACTGTAGTGTACCCATTTCCAGCATTGTATACCTACAGTGCAGGCACATGGCACATGTACAACACACTGAACTACGGCCGCCATTACTTGAGTAACCCGCTGGACATTAACAGTACTCCATTGAACAACAAAGAAATGGACGTATTCCTGGTAAACGATGCCACTCGTATCAAGTTGATCAGCTGCCAAGGGCATGGCGGATTCATGATGGTGCTTGACCCAGAAGGTCAAATCAAAACCAAATCACCGTACGGTCAAGAATCAGCCAGCTTCTCTGGCAGTATTAACAAACAGAGATTTGCAGGCGGACAGTTTATTGACGGATTCGCTGGACGTTTGTTTGGTACCATCACTGGTATTGCCAACACAGGTTATCAAATAACTGTTACTGGTTCATTCAACAGCGGGCTGGATGTAAGACCACCACAAACACCAACAGCGTTTTATATACTGGGAACTCGTTATCAAGTCAACAATGTGGTAAGTTGGAACTCCAACACTTATACCACAGTATTGAACTTAGATACCAGTACACCATTTTATCCGCAGTCAACTTACAGCAGTTCCAAATTAAGTACTAATTTATATTCTACAACACAACAAAACATAATTGAAGCAATTGCTTTCGATATGGCCCTAAGTTCAACTGCTAGCATGACTAGTAGTGTTATCAATGGAACCACACTAACAGTTGGAACTGTTAGTTCTGGCACTGTCTATGTGGGAATGTTCTTGACTGGTACTGGTGTTACTTCAGGCACCTACATAACTGGTAATGTAAGCGGAAGTACTGGAGCTGGCAGTACCTGGAGTGTGAACATCAAGCACACTGGGTTTGCCAGTACTACTATTACTGGTACGCTATACTCTAACTATAAGAGTGCGGCAGTTGGCTTATATTTCTTATTGCCGACCTACGCTGTTATAGCGTTATCAAAAGCATTGGTTATAAATTCATACACCTATGTTGGCGGTCAAATTACAGCATTGGGTCTGAGTACATTAAACACGCTAGCAGTAAAGGCCAATGTTTCTACAATTACCAATATTATCACTAACGGTGTAGCAGGTGCAAGTACACAGAGTACAGTCATTCCAGTATTGCAGTTCCCAATACCAAGCGGCAGTTCTGCAACTACTGACAATGTGTTGGCTAGTAAAATTTTACAAGCCAATAGAGTGTTCTTGCAAAACGAAATGACTGCTTACATAGCCAGTACAGCCAACTTGGGTGGTCTTTCTGGATACAGTTCTCTTAAAGTTCAACGAGATACTGGCTATATTATTGATGCGTTAACATATGATGCATTGTATGGCGGCAACAGTGCCATATATGATTTCTCTAACAGCTACTATGTGAGTGGTGTTTTACAATTGACAACGGGCATTCAAGCGGTGTATTTGACAGCATTTACACGTCTAAGCAATATTTTAGCTAATCTTTTAGGCAATGTGACTATCACTGTTTCTCTTGGTAACAACATTACACAGGTTACCAGTTTGCAAGCACCTGCCAGCCCAAGTACACAGGCTACTGGTTATAGCAATCTAATTACTATACTATACAATTTCTTGAATACAGGCACATGGGGTGTGATTACACGTACCAACCCAACTGTCAGCGGATCAGACTTTACTAAAATATATACAACCAACAGATCTGCTGTTGTTAGCAACACACTAACTTATGTGTACGGTTCAGGTGGCAGTGGAGGTGGTGCTGGCATCGGTATCAACCTTGAAACAGCTGGTAACAAGTCCATGCTGGCCAACGACTTTACACAGATCAACGATTTGGGTTACGGTATTTTTGTAACCAACGCTGGATTAACAGAACAAGTTTCAACATTCACATACTATTGCTACACAGCCTACTGGGCATTGAATGGCGGACAGGTTCGTTCAGTTGCGGGTTCAAATGCCAACGGTGTATACGGTTTGCGCGGCACTGGCAGTGACGTTACTGAATTGCCAAACTACAACAACATGAGTCAGGACATGGCACAAAGTGCCCGTATCTATAACCAGGGTGCATATTTTGGCACCATGGCTCCAAGTGTTACCAGTCAAGTGTTGAGCATTTATGTAACTGGCTACAGCTATGTTCCATACAACACAACTGAATTGGAAATTGATCACACATTGGCAGGCGGCGGAATCGTTAGATACTTGATCAACAGTGCATCAAAAACTCCTGTTAGTATCAACGGTCAAACTGTATTGCAATTGACATTGAGTACCAGCGGTACTAACAACACCAGCAGTAACGGTCTAGCTTACCCAGTTTACGACGGGCAAGTGGTTACCTTGCGTGTGTTGCAAAATATCAAGTTCTACAACATCGACAACGTTCGTCCAGTGCGTCCAAGTACTGCGTTGCAATATCAAAACAACCTGGCACAGATTTATCGTATTATTGCATACAACCTAGTGGAATCTACCGGTGAAGCATTACCGGCCAACACTGCTATCTTGGGAATGGATACGTCATTTGCTTACTACAAGTTTGTGGTTGATACTGCCAACTACGGTAACGCAGATCCAACTGTGTATGCTGGATCGGCCAATGCAATCTACACATTGAGTACAACTGCATCTTTGGTTGTTTCCAACAGCAGTAAATCTGGAACAATTGTAGCGGGTCAAGTTATCGGCGGGTATGGTTTCAAAGGCAACAAAATTACCGGAGTGACTGTTGGATCACCTAGTGCCAGCTATACTACCATTACATTCAATGGACTATGCCAAACAACACCAGTTGGCCCTGTATATTTCTCCGCAGTCACTCAAGGCAACAACTTGGGTGACAATAAGATATCAGTATTGCAAGTTGCTGATGCAACCACTATCGCTCAAATCAATAGTGGAACTTATATCTTTGCTTGGAATGGTCGTACACATAGAGTTATACAATATGTTACTCCAGTATCACCTGCATCCGGTGTTTATACCACAAGTAGCTATGCATCATTAGGCGGCGGATCCTACAGTATGACGGTATCGGCTGTTGCAGGTTCTATTGTCAAAGGGCAATTGATCACTGCTTCCTCAGGCGGCACTGTTTACTTCGACGGTACACAAGTGGTATCATCAGTTGTATCAAGTACCAGTGCTGGTGGTGTAGTTACCAGTGTGGTAGTATTCACCGGGGCTGCAACCAACACATTGGCTGGAACTCCATCTATCACATTTGGTGTGTTCTTGGTTCCCGGTTACTTGCAGTTGGATTCTAATTCAGTAAACAACATTGGTTCCACAGGCACCGGTGTTGGTGCGCTTACTTATGTTAGCAATACCTTGGCAACTGGTAGTACTGTTCAGAAACTGGTAACTTTCAATATACCATATAATAACTTGTTGGCATATCCACCAGTCGACAGTTATCTTACTATAGCCAACCAGGGAACCAGTAGTTACAACGGAAACTATCAAGTTACTGCAATTGCCAATACCACACAACTTACACTAAGTGGCAGCAACATTGCGGCATCTACTGTCACTGTAAATTCTAGTTCAGGTACCACAATTACATTGGCTACTAGTCCGGGATTAACAGCTGGTGCTACTATCATATTCTCCGCGGCAGTTGGTGCCAATGTGGGGTCTGGCACCACTTATTATGTGTTGACAAACGTTGGCAATGCATTGACAATCAGTAGTGTTCCTGGAGGAACAGCAGTTACCATAGGTACCACAACAGGATTGAGCATAACTGGTACAGTTGGTGCTATTAGCGGATTCACTACTAACTTGACGGTGGGCATGGTTATCAGTACCAGTACCGCTGGTGCATTTATTCCTACATCAAATTCAACTGGTATCAATGCACTTACTAATCCAAGTGGTATTACTATTATTCAAAGTATTGATAGTACGACCAAATTCACAGTGAGTCCAGCTGTTTGGATTCCTTCAGGTATCACAGTGAACTGTCAAGTGGTGGCCACTGTGTCTGCAATAACCATTACCGATAGTGGTAGTGGGTACAGCACTGCACCTGGCATCACATTCAGCGGTGGTGGTGCTACTAGCCAAGCCACTGCTAGCTGTACCATCAACAGTACAACCGGAGCAATTGCATCAGTAACAATTATTAGCCCAGGTTATGGTTATACCAGTACTCCAACCATTACATTGAGTGCGATTTCAGGAACTGTGGTCAACACAATTGGTGGTACCACTGATGCAGTTACACTGAACAGTGTTAGCGGAATTATTGCTGGCACTGCTATCACATTTGGCGGAACCAGCTTTGATGCCAACATAACTGTTGGTGTAACATACTATGTCATAGGCACAGTTGGAAATCAAGTAACACTAGGTTCGAGTCCGGGTAGTGTTGTGCCAATTGATTTAATTGGTGGAACTGGTTCCAGTATGACTTGGAGTACTCCAGGTACTGGTATTTTGACACCAGTGCTGACCAGCAACCCAGTGCAGGTAGTAACTGGTGGTGCGGCTGGATTCCAACAATTGCAAGCAACATTGCTATATCCAACAGATCCAGGAAGTGCTGGTACTGTGGTAAGTACGGCAAGTCCAAGCACAGTTACTCTAAGCAGTACTACCGGAATGAGTGTTGGTAACGACATCTACTTTAGTGCGGCAACAACCAACTTTGGCGGTGTGTTGAGCAGTGTAATAACTGCCGGTGCGTTTGTTATTGGCAATAGTTATATTATATTAACTATCGGCACAACAAATTATACACTGATAGGTGCGGCCAGTAATACCGTTGGTTTGAGATTCACTGCATCAGCTACTGGTGCAGGCACAGGTACAGCACAACCAGTTTACTATATTGCCAGTATCGCAAGTCCTAGTGTTACCCTTGCGTTGATACGAGGTGGTGCAACTATTACCAGCATTACCACCGTGGGCAGTGTAACCAGCACAACATTCTACACGCCAAGTTTCACCTATGGCGGTAGTATCACAGTTACCAGCTTTACCAGCAGTGTACTACAAGGTAGTGGTCAATACAACGGCATGTACTATGTGACATTCGGATACACTGGTTCTGCTCAGACCACTGGTATATATTACTATGTGGCCGGTAACAGCAACAACTTGTTCAATGGTTATTACTTGTGTGTGGCCAGTTCAACCAACGTCATCACATTGGTATACACTTATAGCCCAACAGCCAACAGCAACACTTACGGCTCTGGTACTACAACAATTACCAAAGAAGTTACCAGTGCTACCAGTACCAGTTTGGGTATCAGTAAACCATTCAATATAAACTACAGTACAACACTGCGTATTGGTTATGCACAAAATGCAGGTGGTGCTATTACAGTTCGTATTAGTACATGCCGTGCCACAGGTCATGACTTCTTGGATATTGGTACTGGTGGATTTATTACCAGCAACTATCCAAATCAGATTTATGGCAATGCCATTATACCTTCTACACAAAGTAATCAAGTGTTGGAAGAAACAGTAGGTCGTGTGTTCTATGTAACCACTGACCAAAACGGTATTTTCAAAGTGGGACGATTCTTCCAAGTTGACCAAGGTACTGGTACTGTTACATTCTCCGCAAGTATTGCGTTGAGTAACCTAGACGGTCTTGGATTCAAACGTGGTGTTGTGGTTGCTGAATTCTCCACAGACGGTACCATGACTGGTAACGCCAGTGACGTGGTTCCAGTACAAAGTGCTGTGCGTAGTTTCGTAGACTACAGATTGGGTATTGACTATAGTGGTGCACCAGTTGCCAGCAACAGTTTGATTGGTCCGGGCTTCTTATCACTTAATGGTACACTGGCCATGAAGGGTAATTTGAACATGGCCAATTACAGTATTGGCAACGTGGGCATGCCAGTTAGTGGTGTTAGTCAGTATGATGCGGCCAACAGAGTATATGTTGACGGCGTGGCCAATGCCACAAACAACATTTACAAATTTGCTGATGTGGCCGTCAAAGCCTCAGGAAACTACAGTGCATTTGGTGTATCCAACACATTGACTGTTATCAATGTGTTTGGTACAGTTGTTCCTGGAATGTTGGTCACTGGAACTGGTTTTGCCAGTGGACAATATGTCGTCAGCGTAACAATAACCCCAGGAACTATCTATACTGGTGCCACTGTGGTTGCGATCCTCAATGCCAGTTACACCACTACACCAAGCGGAGTTATAACATTTACCAACCAGTCCAATGGTAACTTCCTGGTTTATGACTCAGGATTTGCCAAATGGACCAACATTGCACTACCGTCGTCTACTGCCCCTAGTGGTAGCCCAGCAGGTTCACACATTGGATTCACATATACTAACGGTGCTCCAGGCACAATAACCAGTACAATCCAAGCAAGCAGTATTGTTGACAGCATGGTCAACGCGGCAGCGGCCATTGCACAGAGCAAGTTGGCACTGCAAGCTACCGCTACTTTGGGGGCGGCTCCTGTAGCATTTACACAAAGCGCGGCAGGTTTGTCAACATTCAACAGCAATGCGTTTACTACCACATACGGCTGGGTTGATCATTTGACTTCAACCAGTGCAAGTACTGGTATTACTCTGAACAAATTGGCATATATTTCCAGTGGTTATGTGTTGGGTAATCGCAGTGGCCCAGCCGCAAGTCCAGGTTTGATAACTCCCGGCAACGTGGTTTCAGACGGTGATGGTCTTAAGAATTCATTGTTCAGTGCAGCCAACACAGTAACTACCAATTCCAGTGCCAACATCATGCTTGCACTGTACGATGGTTCAAATACCAGCAACAACACATACGGTGTGATTGGTATCACAACTAACGGTACAGCAAGTAAGATTGTTAAAACTGATTCAAGTGGTAACATCAGTGCCGCAAATGGATATATTGCTAACGGAACTAAATTTGTTGGAAGTTCTGGTACTACTGTAACATTCTTGACACCAGCACAGGTTACAGCAATGACCATTGCTGACGTGGCTTCCAGCTCAACAACTACTGTCAACGGTGTGCTGAATGCTGCCGGAACATTGATTACCACCACACTCAGTGCTGGTTCTACTGTGGGCACTGCGGCCACACTGACTGGACAGTGGAGTTTGGGAAGTTTGAGTTCGTTTGATGCCAGTGCAGGTACACTAAAATCAAGCAACTTGACCACTGGCAGTTCTGAGAACGCTGGAACATTTACTGGATTATGGACATTCAGTCAGAACTTGGTAGCAAGTGGCACATTGAATGTTGCTGGCACAATTACTGCCACTGCTGGCACCAGTGCATTATTGTACGGAAGTGGCAGTGTTGGTAGCAGTTCAGGAGTGGGTTTGAATGTGTATACTCCGTCCGGATCGGGCACCGGTGCGATCATGTCATTCCACCGTGCTGGAGTATATGCTATCAACATGGGCCTCGACAGTGATAATGTGCTTCGTGTTGGCGGGTGGAGCGATGGTGCAAGCGTTTATCGTATGCAGTTGGACTCAGCCGGTAATTTAACTACTCGAGGCACTCATTATACTGGTGCAATGCAAACAACCACTATCACCACAGGTAGTTCTACTACTGCTGGAACATTTACTGGTGCGTGGGATATCACCGGAACACTTAATGCCACATACGGTGACTTGGCTGAATTCTATGAAGGCGACCAAGAGTATGCTCCGGGTACTGTGTTGGTGTTTGGAGGTGATAAAGAAGTTACAACGACTGATATTATCAACGACACTAGATCGGCCGGAGTGGTAACTACCGATCCAGCCTACATCATGAACGGAGAACAGAAAGGGATTAAAGTTTGTATAGCACTGGCAGGCCGTGTGCCATGTAAGGTAGTGGGTCGTGTGAAGAAAGGCGATATGTTGACCACAAGTGCAACACCTGGTTACGCTGTAAAAGCGTTGACTCCAACACTGGGTGCTGTGATTGGTAAAGCATTAGAAGACAAAGACTACGGCGAAGCCGGAGTCATCCAAGTAGCTGTAGGGAGAGTATAATGACTCAACAAACAATCAACATAGGCACAACAGCAAACGATGCGCATGGGGATCCCGTTCGCACTGCATTTACAAAAGTAAATGCAAATTTTACAGAACTGTATGCCAAACCGGAATACATTAGCAAAACCAGTTTAAAAGCTGTGGTTGCGGCGTCGTCTAACTTTGCAGATTTTCAATCAAGAATAGCCGCACTATAACGGTAAATACATAAACGAGAACAAAAATCATGGCACAACAAACAATTAACCTAGGAATTTACCCAAATGACGGTACTGGCGATGATTTACGTACGGCATTTACCAAGGTAACATCTAATTTTTCAGAGCTTTATACACAACTGGCCGCAACAACTGCACAGAATGTTGGGGCGGGTGTGGGAGTATTTTCGGCAAAAGTCAGTAATGTATTGACTTTAAAAAGCATTACTGGCAGTAACGGCATTGTGGTCACATCAACTGCAAATACTGTGAATATCCAAGCGCCAAGCCAGGTAACATCTTTGTTGACAGATGTCAATCCAACACTTGGTGGAAATTTAAACTTGAACGGTCATTTTGTTACCGGTACAGGCGATGTACAAACAACAGTTTGGGGTCTTGATGTTAGAAGCATCAACAACCAAGTGAGAGCGTTGCTTAGTAATTCGATTAGCGATTTTGGAACTTACAGCAATCCTCTAGGAAACCCATTCGATTTAGGAACCTTTTAAGGTAGGAGAAATATATGTCATTACAAATTAGACGCGGTCCAAATTCAGGCGCTGGCGGCAGAACTGGAGTTACTCTAGTACAAGGTGAAATTGCTTTCGTAACTGATTATGCAAGTGCAAATGTGTCACCGATGTGGATTGGAGACGGCGTTACACTGGGTGGTATACCTGTTTCTCCCGTACTCAACGTGAACGGGTTGACTGGCAATGTAGCACTGACTACCAATACCATAGGCGAAGGAAGTCTCAACAAGTATTTTACCGACACTAGAGCAAGTGATGCAGTTGGTGCAATGTTGGCGGCTGGTACAAAGACAGGGTTGACCATAACCTACAACAACACAACCCACGCTATAACCATTACCAATACCAATGTGATACAAACAGGCACAACCAAATCTGTGGCATACTGGGCGGCCAATGGAACCACACTATCGCCCACTCAAAGTTTAACATGGGATGAAACTGCCAACAATCTACAACTTAATTCTTCTACACTGTTTGTCACTGCCAACAATGGACCACGCCCAACTGTGGTGTTTGACAACTATAATAATAGTGCGACATCGGCCAACTCATTAGCATTGAGAAAAGCACGGGGCACTGATGTTACTCCTCTGGCTGTACAGGCTGCTGACCAGATTCATCAGATAGCATTTCAAGGCTACGACGGTAGTGGTTTTTCTAATACCAGTTTGATCCAGGGAATAGTACATTATACTGGAACTCCAACTGTTGGAAATGTGCAAGGGGCATTGCAATTCTACACCACAGACTCAGCTGGAACTTCTGCTGTATTATATCCCAGAGTACGTTTGGACAACACAGGTCTAATGTGTGTTGGACCATTTGCCACTAACGAATCGGGAACTGGACAAATAATTGTTCGTCAACAAATTTCAAGCAATGGTAAAACTCCGTTATCAGTTTACAACATGTATAACGATGCATATCCGGCATCTATCAGTATTATCAAGGCTCGCGGATC